TGTTCTTGACACCGAAGAAATCGCGGTCATACAAGTCTTTGTATGCCGCAGTGAAAGACTTGGCAAGTCCAGGGAACTTGCGCTTCACCTGCTTTTCAATGCGCGCATCTTCGATGACATTCAAGAAATCCTTGAACCTGCCGAGACGATTGCCGTTCTCATCATGGATGGCAGAATGCCAACCTTGCTCTGGAGTATTGAGTGCATGACCGACTTCATGACCCATGAGCAAGTCATACAAATGACCGTCCATGTCCTTCCAGACAGGACACACGAGAGTGCGTGACTTGAGGTCGAAGTATGCAGTCTTGGTCTGCTGGTGCGAGACCGTGATATTCTCAGCCGCCAAGAGTTTGGCGAGGAGAGATTTAGAGTTCTGTAAATTCGTATTCATACAACCATTATCCTATAAAAACCAGGAAAAGGCAACAGGTAAAAACCCTATATGAATCAATAACTTACATCACTCCACTCGATAGACGAATTTCTCAGGCTCTTTTTTAAGCGCAGGAGCAGGTTCTTCCAAGATCTTGATTGTCGGCTGATTGTAGCCAATTTCTTGTTTTGGCGATTCTTGTTCAATGACTTCTTGGTTTCTTGCCTGCTGTTCACTAAACCTTCGCATCTTCTTAAGATTCTGTTTGATCTTACGCTTGGCTTGTTCAAGTTTAATTGGGCTCACAAGATCAGTAAATACTTTTCCATCTAGATGATCAATCTCATGCTGAATGCAAACAGCAGTCAATCCATCAAACTCGTGCTCAACAACTTGACCACCAATTGCTTGAAAGCGAACTTTGATATGATCAGGTCGTTTGAGTTTCAGATACAATCCAGGATAACTTAAACAACCTTCAGCATAATCAGTAGGAGTCATCGATGAATCAATAATCTCTGGATTAAACATTGTCCAGATCTCAGTGTTCATATTGACTGCACAAACTCTTTCTTTCAAACCAACTTGATTGGCAGAAAGACCAAGCCCTTGCATTTCACTCAAAGTTTCAGCAAGAGAGAACGCAATGTATGATGCATGCTTTTGTTCTTCGAGCGTATCAAACTTTACTGGGACTGTTGGTTGACGAAGAATTGGGTCGTAGAAATCAACCAACTTTAAAATTTCAAATTCAATAAGGTTGCCCTTATAATACTTTACCATTCTGCTCATATTAATTCACCATTTGCGAGAAGTTCTTAACTTTTCCGAATCGTATTGTATGCTTAAACTTATCAACCATTTGATCAGACTTGTGAGTGATTACAAATACATTCGTGCCTTCATTCATCATATTTATCAACTTCATAAATTCTTCAGTACCATTAATGTCAAGAGAACCATCAAAGACTTCGTCGAAGATGAGCAGATTTGTATTGACACTGTTCTTCAACTTGGCGACCGACCTCCAAGTGAACAAGAGTGCTAGATCAATACGCTTCTTTTCACCTTCTGAGAAGTTTTCATAACTGAAATCATCTCGGTGACGAGACTTGATGGTCTCCTTGAACTCCTCGTCAATATTAAAATTGACAAAGAAGTCCATCGCAGCCAAGTATTTGTTTACCAATTTGTTTATGATTGGTACATACTGCTTAATGATTTTCGACTTAATCCCGCCATCTTTAAGCAACTGCGCGACAATATCGTAGTTTTGTGTTTGTTCAGATACTTCTTTTCTCTTTTCGTTAAATGCTTGCAATGCATTGAGTAATGTTTTGCTTTGCGCCTTGAACTCATCGCTCATGGCTGGTTTGTTTTCTATCTCGGTAATTTCATCCTCAAGTTTCTTAACATACTTTCTAACCTGCATACGAGAAGTATTAATGCGGACAAGATCTTGTTCAAGAGACTTGAGTTGTTTTTGAGTGGCTTTAATGTTATTAATTCGTTGTAGAACGGCATCACTCTCTTCCTTTAGTTTTGTTAGACCTTCGGTTAGTTCTGTGATTTTACTGTTACAAGTGTGTACTTTTTCGTCTTTGTTATTGATTGCCTGATCGCAGGTTGGACAAGTCGAATTTACAGAATAGAACTCGATGTCTTTTTCGAGTTTCTGAATATTCCCTTCGATCTTGGCTTCAAGGTTGTTTAGTTTTTGGAACTTCTTTGTATTTGTTTCTTCGTCTGCTGTTTCGTTTACTAGGTTATCAATTTCCACTTCTTTTGTTGTTGCTTCATTTTCTAGGGTCGAGAGTGATGCCTTATTCTCTACAACTTCTTGTTTCTTTGCGTCTACTAGTTCTTTAGTATTCTTCTTGAGTTCATCAAGATGTTTCTTGTGCAGTTCAATTTTGTCTTTGGTGTTATCAATTTGAATTTTTAATTGTGCTGCTTCGTCTTTCAGCCCATGCAGTTTATTCTTTACAATCACATTCATTGAAGAAAAGATCTGAATATCGAGGAGATCTTCAATGACAGTTCTACGGTCCGCCGCCGACAACTGCATGAATGGAGTGAAGTTTGTTGATCCCAGAATAACAATCTGTGTGAATGACTTATAGTTCATCTTGAGAATAACTTTCTCAAGGTAGTCTTGATAGTCTTTGGCTTTGGCGTCTTGATTTAAGAGAGCACCATCAACATAGATCTCAAACACATTCGGCTTGATACCGCGAATAATCTTGTATGCAACTTTGCCAATCTTAAATTCGATTTCTACAGTACAATCTTTTTCGTTGATTGAGTTTACTAATTGCGGCTTGTTGATATTGCGGAATGGTTTGCCGAACAATGCAAATGTAATTGCATCCAAGAATGTTGATTTACCTGCACCATTCTCGCCGATGATGAGTGTAGTTGCATGTCCACCAAGATCAATCTCAGTGAATATGTTTCCAGTGGAAAGAAAGTTCTTGTATCGAACTTTAGAAAAGAATATCACACGATCTCCATGGACAACGCTTGGCTATAAACATCACGCAGAACTGTCTTAATTCTATCTGATTCTACTGGCAATGTCAAGCCATCAACATACTTATTTAAGATTGTCATTGTATCTTCTGCTTGGTCAATATCAACTTCAACATTGTCAGTAATTTCCGAGAAGTCTTCAACAACTGCAACTTCTAGCGGAGCAACTTTTGTGATTGTATCAATCAATGTATCAAACAAGAAAGAGTTGTTTCTTTTTTCAACAACAATCTTCAAGAATTTGCCATTCAAATACGAATAATCTGTGTTGACAATATCATTATAGTACATCTCATCATCATTGTACTTGATCTTATAAAACATCTTATCAGGATTTTGAACGAATGTTAACTCGCGAGTTTCAGTATCAAGAATATGGAAACCGCGATCATCATTATAATCACTCCAAGTCATCTCACCTGGAGTGCCAACATAAACAATACTGCCATTGTTACTCTTATGATGAAAATGTCCAGACAGAACAAGATCATATTTGTTCAATACACTTGGATCCATTCCATCATGGCAGATATTACCACGATCCATTTCAAACCCAGCAAGTTCAAAATGACCAAAGCATACATGCTTATCGCTACGCTTGATAAAGTCGGCAATTTCTAACTCATTATCTTTGCAAATCCAAGGAATGATGTCAATGTCCATCCATTCGGTTGGCTTGTCATAAAGAATCACATGATCTTTATAATCGCGCAAAAGTAGATCTGGCGAGTTTACTTCAAGAGTGTTCTTAAAGAAAATATCATGATTGCCAAGTAGAGTATGGCATTGAATATTATGTTTGACTAACTGATCAAAAAAATAACGACGGCAAAGAGCAAGAGACTGAAAAGAGATATACTTCCGACGATCAAATAAGTCACCCAACTGAAAGATGGTGGTAATTCCATTTTGCACCAAATACGGAAAAAATGTATTTAAATAAAAATCTCTATAATGATTATGAAAGGCGATACTATCGCCCCTCATACCAAAATGAGTATCACCGAGGATTGCTATCTTCATCTACGAATTTCTCCAGACCTGCGCGCTTTGCTTTCTTTGCTTTGCGAGCATTCTCATAATTGCTAATAAACTCAGAAATATTTTCATACAATTCAAACTGTCTGAATGTACCATCTTCGTTTTCGTTCAACTCAAACTCATCAAGAATACCAGCAGTCTCTGTTGACTTGTATTTAACATACAACTGTTTCTTTTCTTTCTGAATTCTTCTTAAGAATGCATAATAAGTTATTTGAGTGAAATAGGCAAATGGATTGCTTGATTTACTCGGATCAAAATTGTCTACATACATGACGCAGTTTTCAATTGCATCAGCGACCATTTCGTCGCGAAAGGTATATGATAGAAAGTTTGGTTTGTGTGAAAGATTCTCAGCAATCATCATGAAGCATTTAGCAACATATGTTGGGATTTGCGGTTTAGGTTGACCAAGTCTTTTTGCCTTTCTAATGGCAGTTCTATACTTAATCATTTCCTTGAGGAAATCTTTGTTATTGATGTAATGATTTTTTGCCATAAATTAGTGTACTGGTTTATCCTTTTTGTTTGCCATTGCTTCTAGAATTGAGACGACTTTCTGAGTTTTTTCTGCAATTTCTTCACTTGTTATGCTGCTTGGTGGTGGCTTAATCTTTGCATTGTTGTTGTAGAAAAACTCACTCACATACTCATACTGCTCATAAAAGTCTTTGCGTACTGGAGTGATAAACATCACATCGTTTAAATTGATATCAACCTCTTTAATCTCAATCACTGATTGTGGTAGATATTCTTGCATTGATAAGATTTGTCTGCCTTCATCAAATAGTGTTTCAATATCAATTCTAAGTGGTTGATTAATTGTTATGTACTCAGTTCCATAAGTCACATACCCAACAATGTCATCAAGAGTATTTTTCATGCGAACGAATTTTAATTCTGGTTGTTCTACATTCTTTTTTCTTGGCATTAGTTTATCCTTACATTGTTGGATGTGAACGGAAACTTTTCTTCGCTATAAATCTTCACTCGTTCCTCATAATGCTTCAATGTGAAGTTTGTATAAGGACCGTACCTTAAATCATCAGCGATATCGTAAAGTGTAGCAGCATCTTTGTTCTCACCCAAACGCAGCACACGACCAATTGATTGCAGAGAACGGATCTTACTCTTTGTGGGAGAAGAGAATACAATATTATGTAGGTTACGGATATTCACACCTGTCGAGAATGTTCCATAACTGGCTACAATGATCGCATCGTTTTCTTGTTCAGTGATATGCCTCACTGCTTCGCGATCTTCAGCCTCAACCCCACCATGAATAAAGAACACTTTGCGATTGCCGCATTTCTCTTTAATCGTTTCATATAGTATCTTACCGTGTTTTTCGACATAAGTAAATAAAATTAAACTATTGCCTTTTAAATTAATCGCAAGATCACATATAAAGTTATTTCGACCTTCGTGTTGAGTCAAAAAATTCATTTCATCTGGATATGAAAATCCTTTGATAGATTTGCAAACAACCTCTGGGTATTTCAACACAATGCATTTGATACTAAAGTTTGCGAGTTGTTTTCTTTCAATGAGTTCTTTAGTGCTAATGACTTTAAAAACAGGACCAAACAAACCCTCAAGAACTAATTTGTTTACCTTGCTATCATCCAGTGTACCAGTTGTGCCGATGCGCACATCACAATTGATGAGTTTAGTCATGATGCTTGTCAATGACTTGGCTTTAAATGTGTGAGCCTCGTCGCCGATGATAAAATCAAACTGAGCAAAATACTTCTTTGGCATCTCATAGATTGACTGCCAAGTAGAGATAACTAGATCTGAATCAGGGATTTTACTTTCACCACCAAAGATTTTTTGACAATACTTGTCTACATCCCAACCATTGTTGCTGGAATAGTTTTTAAAGTCAGAATGCATTTGAGTAACAAGATTGATTGTCGGCACAATCAACAATCCGCGCTTCTTGCCACTATTCAATAAGTGGCGAATCATCATATAGATGATTAACGATTTTCCTGATGCCGTGGGCGATATGAGTACAGTTCGCCGTTTTGTAAGTCCGACGCTAGATGCCAGTAACTGATAATCTCTTGGCTCCATTGGAAGGGAGAGAGCATTTGAAAGATTCTTTGTATCGATTGGATGAACTTCCCTGTTTTCATCGATGACCTCGAATGTGTAATTCTTTTGCTTGCAGAAAGTTTTTATATAGCCAACTAGTCCCGCATAAATTTGCTTCGTTCGTAAGTTGAGCAAACGAATTTTACCATCCCAGTGTCTGCTTTTAAATGCTGGGCTGAATTGATAGCCAGGAGTCGAAAAGGTGAAGAACTCAGACATCTCCTGAAGAATAGAATCTTCAGCATGCACTTGAACATAGATATTATCAACCTTTTCAACAGCGACATGGTCAATCATCGAGCACCTTGGATAAACTTCTCCCAACCCATGTACTCTTTCAATTGCCATGTGCGATTGTTAAGTTCTTTCATGACATTGGTGCAAAAATTTGCAGACTCTTCGTGATATGCTTTCTTGCGTTTGAGTTTGTTTAGATCATCATCGCCATCAAGATAAACTTGCATATCTGATTTAAGAGTAAATCGAAATGGTTCCCAACCAAGTTTATCTAACTCTTCTTGATCCAGTTTGCCACTGTAATACATCCACTTGAGTTTCTTTAGTTTGTCAAACTCTAATCCTGCTCGTTTTGCTGCAAGATTGTGCAGTGAAAGATATTTGTTATATTTGTTGTGAATCAATGGAATGCGTAGGATCTCTTTGCCAGGTTCCGTAGTATCAACTTCGGAATCCTTTTCCCATTGCAACATTAATTCTTCAAGCGGAGGCGTTTCTAGTTTCATACATGGAATTATACATCAGCGCAACTCAAAAGACAAGTCAGTGCAATAGTTGTCTTACAATAATTGCACCAGTATAATGAGTATGTCTAGTTTGAACGAACTCTCAAGAATAACTATTAGATTCTTTCGTATTCGTAATAGGCAAAGCGAAATGTCGCGTCGGCGACAGCAATATTCTCTGCACTGTCCATAGAATTAAATAAGATTGTCGACACTGAAACTGGAAACAAATCAACAAACTTAACACGGAAGTTTGGATTGTTTTTGTTTGTAAACATTGTCATAATAGCACTTGAATATTGTGGTTTGTTTTTATCACGACCACGGATATATGGTGCCTTTGCTTGACGAGCAAGATCTACATACTCTTTAAAGTCTGTAGGAAAAGTAATTCCGCGAATCCAATCGTGTAGTTCTGTCCAAGCACGAAGATCTTCATCAACTAGAAATGTGATATTAAAAGTATCATATATCATTTTTTCGCCAGGAACAAACAAATCAATAAATGGTGTTGATCTTACAATTTCTGTAAGCGAAACACCAGGAAGATTTGCTGACTGACAATAGTAGGTTGCTCCAGGCAACCGATCAAATGTCACTCTGAATTTTGTACTTTGTAGTAAGTCAGTATTTGTTGGTGTGCGAGTAAGTGAAGTCATTCTTTCTATTCCTAGAAACGATACAATTATTTAGGTGTAAAAAAAAGGGGGAGTCTTTCGACTCCCCCCAGTTCTTTGCCTTATTATTATTATAAAGTCGGCAATAACTTACTAGCACATCAATTATTGATTGATGTTTAGGACAACAAACTTGCGATAGTACATGTTTGTGTCGTTTGCTAGAGCACCAGTACCAGCACCAGTGGCAAATGGATTTGCTACGAGACCATAACGGGTCTTGAAGCCAACCTTTGGCTGGTAGGTTTGTGGATCGATAGCACGAACCATCTGGAGTGGAACATATGGGCAGTAGAAGAGACCAGCGTCATAAGCGTTGGTTCCCTTGTATCCTACTACGACATAGTCTGTACCAGAAACAGAATATGGATCAACATAAACCTTGATGCGACCGAACAATGTACCAGCGAAGGTATTGCCTGTGTCGTCAACTGTTAGGTTTGTTTGACCTGTTAGTGCTGAGTTGTAGTCAAGAAGACCAGTCATTGCGAGGGCTGAAGCAACATCTGTTGAGACGATTACTAGGTTGCCCTTGCCGCGACGAGTGTCCTTGGCAATCTTGTTGGCTGCTCTTTCGATTGCGAACAAGAGTGACTTGTACTTCTCAACCTGCCAACGACCGCTTGTGTCGCTTGAGGAAGATAGGTTGAAGACATTACCTGTTGCATTGTTTGTGATACCTGCGTTAGCAGTTGCATAAACAGTACGAACGACTTCGCGGTTGATTTCTGCGAGAATTTCTGTTGACAAGATATTTGTCAATTCTGTTTCTGCATCGAGACCGTGAATTGCCTTGAGGTCTTGTGCCAACTCTAGTGTGTAGGATGCTTGTAGACCACGAGTGTTTGCTGTTACAGCAACACGGTCGATCTGGAAGCCCATCTGTGCTAGGTTTGCTGATTCACCGAAGGCTGTTGAGAAGCCAGGACCAGTGTTATCAAGACCGAAGATTGATGCGTTAGCATTACCAGGGTTGACAGCCAATGTTGACTGTGTGCCTGTTGCAGCATTACCTGAGTGACCAGTGTTGGCTTCTAGGTAAAGAGCTTCACCACCACGAGCTGTTGCAGATGCGTATGTTGAACGCATTGCGAAGATCAAGCCTGTTGGACCTGTCATTGGCTGAACGCCGCAGATGTCATAAGCCATTAGGTTTGGTAGTGCACGACGGACCAATCCGATTAGAATTGGGTCGAAGCCCTTGATTGCGCCTTCGCCACCATTAACAGGTGATGAACCACCACCGATGTTGTTTGGTAGACCACCGCCTGCAACTGAACCTGCTTCCCAGAGGTTCTGCATTGAGCGTGATTCTTCCATGAGGGCGCGCTCTTGGTTTTCAAGAACGAGTGCAGTAACTGCACGCTTGTATGGGTCAGTAACTTTTGGTAGATCGCCGTGATCTAGAACTGGAGCCCACTTCTTTACATATGTTTCATTAAGATACATTTTTATTCTCTCCGTAAAAAAGATGAGTTAATTAGGCTTTTGGAGCCGTTTTTGCGATTGCATTAACATAATGTTTCATCATACCATGAATTTCTGCTACTTCTGGCTCTTCAACAGCTGTTTCTTGAAGTGCCTTTACCTCACTCTTCACATTGGTCTTACTTGGGAAGTAGTTCTCGCGAATAGTTGCGAGCTTATTATCAAACTCACCTTCTGTGGTGAACTCCACGCCCTCTGCGAGCGATTTCATTTTCTCAATCTGCACTTCAGTTAGACCTTCGCAGATCTTACGAATTGCTTCGTTCTTCTTTGCAGCATTGAGTTGTTCTGTTAGAGAAGCAATAATCTCTGATGCTTCTTCTGTTGTCTTAACTGTTGATTCTTCGAGTTCTGCGACGCGATTTGCGAGCTCTTGCGCTACATCAACCTTCTCGTCTGGGATTTCGATATAGTGTTCTGCGAATAGATTCTTTAGACCACCAATAAAATCGTCAACGAGTTCTGCACGAAGACCTGCTTCGATTGCAACTTGATTGTCCTCAACCCATTGTTCAACAACATAGTTTAGATATTCATCGACTTGTGTTGACATCTGATTCTTGAGTTCTTCGACAGCTTCTGCAAGAACTGCATCATTTTCTGTCATCATATCTTCTAGGATAGCATCAACTCGTGAGTTAACTGCTGCTTCGAAGATTGTTGTGGCTTTTGTGCGGAACTCTTCAGAGAGTGATTCGCCATTGAAGAGAGCGTCGACATCTTCTGCCATTGACTTGGCATGCTTTTTCTTCATGTCGTTCTTGAAGGCTTCTTTCATTGCCTTCTCATCTTCTTCGTCTTCTTCTTCTTCCTCTTCCTCTTCTTCCTTTTCTTCTTTCTTGGCTTCGAAGACAGGTAGATCATCCGACTCTATGGAAGGGACCTCAGCAATGACTTCTTCTTCAGAGGATTCTGTCTCTTCACCAAGTCCAGGTTGGACGCTACCAACAACTGGCTTTGCGATATTTGCTGATTTTACTGAGCCCATTTTCTTATCGCCAGCAACTGTTGATTTGCCAGGCTTTGGTGCTTCACCAACACCAGCTGCAGTTTTCTTACCAACATCGTCGCCTTCTGGCTTTTCTTTTGTTGAACCACCGAGATCATCCATCTCGCCTGGTAGTTTTGCTGCTGCGTCTTTTTGAGCATTCATTGATGCTTTTAGAATTTCTGCAGCGGATTCTGATAATGTCTTACTCATTGTTTTAAACTCCTGAAGAAGTAATATTATTTATAAATTTTAAAGTTTTGACAAGAAGTTCTCGAATATTTTTAAGGAGATCTCGTCAATTTGCTTCTGTTTTGCATTCTTGATTTGATTATAATAAGCATTGACATTAATTTCTTTTACAATGCCATTATCCCAAACCCACTCTTTGCCTTCCATAATACCTTGAACAAAAGCTCCTGGTGCGGATGGATCCGCTACAATATCAGCCGCTGTGGCTAGATAATAGTCATCTTGAACCACATTGACACCATTCACTTCTTTAAGTGAACCCATGCCTCGTGATGATACACCAAGAGTAGCACCACCTTCCATTAAGGACTTGGCGATCTTACCCATTGGTGTTTCAAGAATTTTTGCCTTACCGATCCACTGATTACCTTCCTGCTTGAGTGAAGTGATCAAGTGTGATACTCGGTCTAGATTGATTGATGGAGAATCAGGATGACCTAATTCACCGAATGCGCGATTCTTAGAAACATATTCTTCGTTGTAGCGATCTACTTCTTTTGCAAGAGTATCTGTCTTATACATACGACCGTTACGGTTTTTTGCTTCTGCAACGAGGAATGGACCTTGAATGAAGAGTGTTTTCACACCATTCTTTTCTTCGGTGATCATCTTTACAGATTCAATTGTTTCTGTGATTAATTTCATTATCGTATCCCCAATGCCTTTCTCTTTACGAGAGATCTTTTTCTTTTAATAAGAGCACGAGCCATTTTTGCTTTACGCTTTACCTTTGCTCGTCTTGCTGCCATTTTTCTGCGCAATCTTTCTTGTGGCTTCATACGAACTAATTTGCCGCCACGAATTGTAAAGCCTTTTACTGCAGAAAAAACTTTTCGTCTTTGAACTTTACCGCCGCGAATACGAGCGCGGATAAGTTTTTTGCGACCAATTTTTTGAATATTGGCTTCAGCAATAATTTCTCTTACAATTTCTGATACTAAACTCATTTGTCACCAATAGAGAATTTTACTTTGCTCAATGCAAAATGAGCGGCTTTCTCAAATCCCTTTGGAGTCGTGAGCATATCAGCAAATTTCTTTTTGTTCTCGTCATTCAATGCGCCATGAACCATATGAATGGCTTTTGCTGCACCATGACTGACTTTAAGTTTAGAACCATCAGCAAACTTCATATGCTTTGCGTTTGATGTTACATTATCTTGTTGCGCAAATGCAGCAACTTGATCTAAACTTTCCATGATTTCTTCTGATACTGATCCAGGAACAGTAGCATCATCTGTTTTTGTGCCTGTTGGACGGTATGGAATTGTAAATGTTAATCCCATTTTGTCATTAACATACATGGCAACTCGACGACCATCAGGGAAAATGCGAATACCTGTTCTCTTAAGAACAAGCATTGGTGGTGGACTGACTTCATCGCGGAGCGTTGCTTCACAAATTTGTTCTTTGTCAAAAACATCAAATGAATTCATCAATGATTTTTTGGCTGAAGCAGCTGGTTTTAATACTTGCAACTGACGGCGAAAACGATTCATCGGGACATTTGATCCTAATGCATCAGATGGAACTTGTGAAGTTGCAGCAATATAACTATTTCTTTCGTTTGATGATAGTTTATTTAAAATTTGATTGAATGGAACTTTTGGATTTTTTTCAACAGCCTTCATTACTTTTTCGTGACCAGATGCAGCTGCGCTAACATTGAGATCTTTAATTCCCAATGTTGATTTGGCAGCATTTAATTTCTGGCGCAATTCAGCGCCAGCATTTTTATTCTGCGGAGGTTGCGCTGACATCTGCTTCGACTGCATCGGAGCTTCCGTCAACTTCTGTCTCAATTCCTTCAATTTCATTTGTTTCTACTTCTGGTGTTAATAGTGAAGACGCAATTTCTACTTTCTTTACTTCTAATGCATCAGTAACACGAGCAGCCATTGCAGAATCAAAAGCAGCTTTAAATGCTCCTTGATCACCAGCAATAGCAGCATTAACTAAATCGATCGTTTCCATAATTATCTCCAATTATTATTTAGTAATTTGAGCATTAAATGCTTGGTCAATACCATTTGCTGATTGTGCTTGTGGCGCAGCAGTAGTATTTTGTGAAGCAGACTCAACACCAGGAGCAATTGCTGGAGCTGGTGGCTCCATTGCTTGTTCCTCTGCCAACTCTTTCTCCATTCTTTCAATGCCTTCTTCATCAAAATGTAAGACATGCTTCTTGACCCATGCCTTGGAAAAATATGTCCCAACATATGGATCAATCTGTGTCATGATTTGCAATCTTGCAGTCATCAATTCTGCTTCCTTGAGTTCCATAAAGTTATTGTCTTTAAGGAAGTCATAGTGAATAGTCTCTTTAAGTTTTTTCCATTCATCAACAGAGCAGATGCCCTTGAGTGCTAATTGTCGTTCCATTAACTCATCAAACAGAGTACTGAAACGAGCACGAATACGATCAATGAACTTACTAAACTTCAATTCATCTCTTGTAATTTCTGTTGATCGACCAAGAGTAAATCCAGTTTGTGACTCTAAGCGAGATGCAGGAACATTCAAT